ACACTGATCACAGAATTGGTTTCCTACAGTTTTGCGGGTTCAACTCTTGTTGAAGCACCAGCAAAGAAAAAGGAAAAGGCTCCTGATATGCCACCGCGCAGAGACATTGACTGATGTGCTTAACGCTCCTGAATATCTCTCACCGAGTTCAATAGGGACTTTTCATCAGTGTCCTTTAAAATACAAGTTCTCTCGTATTGATGGACTGAAAGAACCCCCAACAGAACACACAATATTGGGGAACTATGTTCACTCAATTTTGGAAGAGTTTTACCGTTTAGACGCAGGTCAAAGAACATTGCTGAACGCAAGAACTTTGTTTCGTTCAATTTGGGATGACTACGCTGAAGATGTAACCAAGATTTATCGTAATGATGCTCAAAGCATTAGCGAATTTAGGCTTCGTGCCCGCTACTGCATAGAGAACTTGATGAAGATGGAATCTCCTGAATTAATAGAGTTTGACGGAATTGAAACCGAACTCAACCATGAGGTCAAAGGTGTAAAGATCAAGGGTTTCATTGACCGTTGGGCTATTGGCGACGGCAAGATAAACATAGGTGACTATAAAACAGGAAAAGTCCCACAGCCAAGATTCAGGGACGACAAATTTGACCAATTATTAATTTATGCAATAATTTTGTCCGAAATTGAAGACAAGGAAATCGGAACTTTGGAGTTGCTGTACATTAAGGACAGCGTTAGACTCAAAAAGGATCCGACAAAAGAAGACATTAATAGAATTACAGAAATGTTAGTTGAAACAAGAAATGCCATAGATGCAAGATGCGAAACTGAAGTTTTTGAAACCAAGGTTGGCGTGTTGTGTGGATGGTGCCACTTTAAACCTATATGTCCTGCATGGAGCAAAAAAAATAAATGAACGATGAAGCATTCGCCCGACTTGTCGCCGAAGATGTAAAAAACAAATCTTCTGATGCACAAAAGAAATATCTAGCACTTCCCGAAAACATCAAAAGATGGAAGAGGGCTTTAGAGTATTTGGCATCAAACCTTGATGATCAGATCACACAGATCAACAAATTTGAGGAAAGCAAACTCAAAGAATATGAGCAATTAGGTGATGAAGGTACAGCAATAATCGCTGAAACATCAGCAAACTTTGGTGCTCGTAAATCAAAAATTGAGCGATTCAATTTCTTTGTTCGGGCAAAACTTGATGAAGTAAGCCGTATGGATGCTCTTTCGCCTAACGGTGATATGTCTCAAAACACTGACGATTTCTACCGCAGGGCGATACAAAAGTGGTGGTCGCTGATGGAGGAGTTTGAGATGGAGCCAACGAAAATTGATGAGGCTTTGTATGCCTCTTTGGATGGTCGTTGGGATTTTGAAGGGCTAACTGAAGATAACGCATTTGGCGACTTTGAAGATTAAACAGCAACAGTGACACGGCAACGACTATTTCTTGATACCTCCTGCGTTGACGCGGCGAGGGAAAGATTGCGTCATGTTTACGATACTTTTGACACGGTTTGCTATCAGTTCTCTGGCGGGAAAGACAGTACTGCCATCATCTATCTCGCTAAAGAAATACATGAAGAGCGCGGGCTTGGTCCGGTAAAGGTTATTTTCCGAGACGAAGAAATGGTTAGCCCAACGGTTATCAGGTTCGTTGAAAAGGTTCGCAACTATGACTGGGTTGATATGGAATGGTATTGCCTTCCATCAGGTCAAGAAGTGTGGGTTCTTGGTAGGCGTGAATATGTTTTGCTGTGGTCTCCGCAACGGAAAGCCGATGGTCGCCTAGTTCGTGAAATGCCCGAGTGGGCTATCAGGGCTGAACATTTTGGTTTGGATCCATCTAAGCCTTGTCCGAATCTTGTTGACTATTACACGATGCAAGGGAAAAAGGGCAGAACTGCTTTTGTTATGGGTGTTCGCGCCAACGAGTCAATGGTCAGATATAGATCATGTGTACAGAAACTTCACGAAAATTATATTGTTTCTCCGTTCCTTCTTCAAAAATCTATTCCTCTTAAGTTTGCGAAAGTCATCTATGACTGGACGACTGAAGATGTGATGAAGTTCATCATTGAAGAACATAAAGCGGAATATTGTGAATACTACGATTTGGCTGAACTAACTGGAAGTAATAGCCGTGTTGGTATTCCTTTGCACTCTGTTGCGATAAGAAGGATTGGTGATGTTGTTGCTACTGAGCCAGAGTTTTATGACCAGTTGGTTCGCTGTTTCCCGCAAATTGATGCACAGCGTAGATATTGGGCTGATTTTGATATTGAAAACCTGATACTGAGTTATTCGTCCATGGGTTGGGATGGTGTCACCGATTGCATTGACGACCACATGTTGACCCCCGGTATGCGTTTGGATGCGTTGAAGTTTGCTTCAGCGTTCCGCAAAAAGAGGGTTGTTGATCCTCACGGGTTCCCACTTGAGTATCTGATCAGAACTTTGCTTTTAAACGAGTTCCATCAATCAACGCCAACTCCCGTCGGACCGAAAACGAGGGCGCATACCATGCGGTTGAAGGCTATTGAGGCTGGCGAAGATTACTAAAGTTTGTTTTATTTGAATAACGAAAAGGCGGTTGGTGGGAATGAAAATCACAAATGTGCAGAACAAGATTCTTACGATTCCCAAATGGGGCTCTACAAGCATTCTTAGACCAGAAAAAATGTTGCTTAAACTTTCCATGCTTGAACATGGGTGGATGCAACCGTTGGTCGTTCGGCTGTCAGACAACATGATAATTGACGGCTATCAACGGTACATGATTTCTTTAGACGACGAAAAGTTTATAAAGAAACATGGGAGCATGATACCTGTCATCTTTCATGATGTTGACGAGATTGAAGCAATGGTTTTGCATATTCGTCTCAACAGGGCTCGTGGTTCAGTTAATTCTTATGGTTTGAGCAAATTGGTTAAACGGGTAGTCGCCTCCAAAAGATATGAGGAAAATGATTTATCTAATCTGTTTTTGATGCACGATGACGAAATTGATCTACTCATGTCGGATGGTCTGTTGAAGAAGAAAAATTGGAGCAAATACGAATATTCTCGTGCTTGGGTTCCAATTGAGGTAGCAAAACCAGTTGCCGAAGGATCAGTAGTCATTGAGCGACCACCAAACGCAGATCGCTAGATATTACCCCTTGTAGATATGTGGTAAAATCCGAGTAGCCCTTTTTAGGAGATACTCTCATGCCACGACCAAGAATGACGGAAGATGTTGAATTCCGTACAGATGTAGACACTGCTGGTGATGTTGTTCGTCGTGCGCGTTTTGTTAGGCGTCGTCGCCGACAAGGCGGTCGCAATGTGCCGGGGAACGCTCGCTATTATCGCCGTCGTCAGGCACAACTAAACGCCGCTCGCCGTCAACGACGTGGTGCAGTAGCGGGCGCAGGGAATGCGGCTCGCCGTGGTCGCGCCGCTGAGCGTACTGCGAGGGGAGCAGGTCGCGCAGGTCGTAATGCAGGAAACTCAAGAGTAGTTACCCCTCGTTCAGCAACCCGTCGTGGTGGAATCCGTGGAGCATTGGCGCGAGTAGCAAGAGCAGCCGCTAACAGGCTTGAAAGACGCCGTACTCGTCGTCAACAACGATAATCGGAGGTGACCGATGGCTTTAGTGACGGTTTCTGATCTAAAGACTTATATGGATATAAGTTTTTCTAATAGGCAAGAAGATGCTGCACAATTTGTGATTGATGGTTTGCAGAGCGAACTTGAAACATATCTTCGCCGACCGATAGAGGTTGCGTCATTTACTGAGGATTATGTCCTTGAATCAGATCATGTTGGTCTTCCTATGGGTTCAACTATTTTTAATGATTTTTATCAGGCTTCTGATGTTGATCCTGTTGGGCTTATAACTTACGGAACTCCTCCACCAACGGTTTATTTTAATAATTCTCCTGTGGTTTCTGTGCAGAGAGTAACTCTCACAAACATGTCTGAAAACAATCGTGTTCTTGGCGAAGCCATTAGAAGGTCTGCTTCTATTACTTCTGTGACGGTGGCTGGAACAACCGTCACTTACACGGCTTCCAACCATGGTTTTACTGTTGGGCAAAACATTGCGGTGTCTGGTTTGAGCACTTCTGCTTTGAACCTTGTATCAAATATTATTACATCCGTTGCTACTAATACATTCACGGTTACTCAGAGCGGTCTGACTGCGGGAACATTCAACCAAACTGGAACTGTTGTCGCATCGGGTTTTGATTACACGGTAAGAAAATTCGGAATTGATTTCTATCTTGGTTTTGCAAACGACAAGATAACCGTTACCTATACTGCTGGTCTTACTGGCGGTAATACCCCAATGTTCAAACTTATGATACTCCGAGCCGCTGCTCGTGAAGTTCAAAACATGCATGATGATGTTGTCGGTATTAAGGATTTGGGTGCTCGTGAAGTTGCATTAATGGAAACAGGATTCTTGGAAAAAGAATTGAATGCTGTTAAGCGTTGGCGCAGAAATAGGATCTCTTAACCCATGGCGTCTGATCTGAAAATCAAAATCACAATTGATGCCAGAGCAGCAATCAAGAGAATGAAAGACATGGAAAAACGTTCCACGGATTTCAAGCCAGTGTTTAGGTGGGCTAAAAGAGAACTTGGTTTAATGAATGGTCAAAACTTTGCTCAAAATGGTTTGCCTGTTG